ATACACAAAACCAGTTAAGGCTGCTTCAGTTCTTAATAATGGTTTCACTAACTCCGCTGCTTATTATGGTGGTGACGGTGTTCCATTGTTTGATACTGACCACCCACTTGTTTCAGGCGGTACAAACAGCAACACTCAATCAACTCCAACAGACTTGAACGAAACAGCACTTGAAAATGCAGTTATTCAAATCGCAGCTTGGACTGATGAGCGTGGTCTTTTAATCGCTGCTCAACCACGTAAGTTAATTGTTCCACCTGGCAATCAGTTCGTTGCAACTCGTTTGTTAGAAACAGAACTACGTGTATCAACAGCTGATAACGACATCAACGCTATTAAGAATAATGGTTCAATCCCAGAAGGTTATACAATTAACCACTTCTTAACAGATCCAGATGCGTACTTCTTAACAACTGATGTTCCTAACGGCATGAAACACTTTGTGCGTACTCCGTTATCAACATCTATGGATGGCGACTTTGACACAGGTAACGTACGTTACAAAGCTCGTGAGCGTTATTCATTCGGTTGGTCAGATCCTCTCGGTATGTGGGGTTCACCAGGCGCTGCTTAATCAGCATCTGGCACGTACTACTAAGGGGCTTGCTTAAAACGCAGGCCCTTTTTTCATGGTTTTCTTGATGTTTGTTTTCATTCAATTTGAAATAATGCAGTTGTAGAGTGAAAACTCTATATAACTTAAGGAGAAATATTATGTGGACAAAACCAGCAGCTACAGAAATGCGCTTCGGCTTCGAAGTAACTATGTACGTAATGAACAAGTAATGGTCATTGTAACAGACTGTTATTAAATTAAGGGGCTTCGGCCCCTTTTTTTGTGCTATAATGCTTGCAAATACTACCAATTCAGGTATTATTTGGGAATCCGGGTTACCCGGTTTATTAGACTGTCCCGGCAGACGCATACAAGACTAATAAACTTAACTTTGTATGAAGGAAAATTCAAATGGCATATACAACATTTAGCGGCCCAGTCCGTTCAGGCGCAGGCTTTGCAACACCAGTTCAATATATCACATCAGCAAGTGGCTCAACAATCAACATTGAAGCAGGTGTTAACTACGTTATCTTAGCTACAGCTCAAGGTGGTCCAGCAGCTGCAGTAACTTTAGTATTACCTCAAGTAACAAGTGGCACATTTGCTCCTGGTTACTACCCATCAGATGCACGTTATGACGGCATTCAAGGCTCTGTTTACAACCAAGACGGCACTTTAACACATACTTTAAAAGGTTTTGGTACACAACCTGTAAATGAAAATGCAGCTGGCGTAGATATTGACCCTGATTCTGTAGTTCAATGGGCAGGTAATGGTAATCAATCAGCTCCATGGCTTGCAATTATTAATACATTAGCAACTCCAGTCTAATTAATCACGAGGGGCTTCGGCCCCTTAATAAACTTAAAGGAGATTAATTATGATGCAATATGATGTAAATTCAGCAACGGCAGCAGCTAATGCTACAACTACAATCTTTGCTAATGCGGCTCGTATCAAAGGTATATTAATTAATTATACTGCAGCGGCTACGTTAGCAATTAATGATGGTACAGGTGGCACAGCCAAATTCACTTATACTGCTCCAGCAGGTGCAGCGGGTTCTGTTTATGTAGCAATTCCTGGTGAAGGTATTCGTTGTGCTACTAACATTTCTGCTGTGGCTAGTGCTGGTTTAACAGCTCAAGTATTCTATGGCTAAAAAAGGCGTATCCTTAGCAGTCGGACGTGGTGAGAAACTTCCTGTGTCTAAAGGCGCAGGTCTTACCGCTAAAGGACGTGCTAAATATAACCGAGCTACAGGATCAAACCTAAAAGCTCCGCAACCACAAGGTGGTGCTCGTAAGAGATCATTCTGTGCAAGGATGTCTGGCATGCCTGGTCCTATGAAAGATGAAAAAGGTAGACCTACACGCAAAGCTGCTTCTTTAAAAAGGTGGAAGTGTTAAATGAGTACAGAACGCGAATTAGCAGAACATGGTGTTGAAATTAAACACATTCAAGATGATGTAGATACTATTATGGAAGACATGGACCAATTAAAAAAACGCCTTGATAATATTGAAAAAACATTGGAAGAAATCAAAGGTGGCTGGAAAGTATTTATTGCAATTGCTACTATATTTTCAGGTATAGTAAGCTGGATGGTAACTCATTGGTTAGGTAAATAACATGAAAGCATTTATAGAAAGAGTATTTAAATCAAAGAAACAAAAACAAAAGGAGTTATTAAATGAAATTACTCATACAGAAGTTGAAAAGCAAGCTACAGAAGCTGCTGTCGAAGCTATCATTAAAGAAGTAAAAAAAGAAGAAGTAAAAAAAGAAGAAGTAGTTACCTACCCAAAACCTAATCACTTTTCAGATTGTAATTGTTTTAAATGTTTAAGGTGGAAACAAAATGCCTAGTAAATCTAAAAAACAACATAACTTAATGGCGTTAGTTGCAAATGATCCAAAAGCTGCGAAGCGATTAGGCATACCAAAATCAGTAGGAGAAGAGTTTATGAAAGCAGATAAAAGTAAGAAGTTTGGAGCAGGTGGCGCACTTAAAGCAGTAGATTCAAGTGACAATCCTGGTTTATCAAAATTACCAACGGAGGTTAGAAATAAAATGGGATACATGAAAAAAGGCGGTATGGCTAAAACATACAAAGAAGGCGGCAAAGCAGATATAGCTCAAGATAAAAAAATAACTAAAAAAGCTGTTGGCATGCATGAAAAACAATTACACGGTGGCAAGAAGTCAGACTTATCTGCTCTTAAAAAAGGTGGTCGTATTGCTGCTAAGGGCGAACACGCAGTTCAAAAACATTCTAAACGCGGCGCTGAAATGGTTAAAATGAAAAGTGGTGGTTGCGCTAAGATGGCTAAAGGCGGCGGTATTGAAGTTCGTGGTAAAACAAAAGGAAAGATTTGCTAATCATGGATAAAAAAGAAATTAATTTAAAAACCATACAAGAATGGGATGCAGGTCAAAAAGCTAAAAAGCTCAAAGACGTTACTCCGATGCCTGTAGATACTACGGATGTAACTAAAAAAGCAAAAACACTTAGAATGATTAAAGCAGATGATATGTCTCCTGAAACTAAGGCTTTACCTGATGAAGTATCTAAACCACCAAAAGGTATTGGATCATCTGAACCCGATATGAAAAAAGGCGGGTCTGTTAAAAAGATGGCTAAAGGCGGCTCAGTATCTTCAGCTTCTAAACGTGCAGATGGTTGTGCTACAAAAGGTAAAACAAAAGGTAGGATTATTTAAGGATAAACATGGGTGGTGCAGTAAGTTCCGTTGTTGAAACTGTAACTAAACCAGCGTCTATTATTGGTGGCGCCTTAGGTCAAGTTCCTGTTGTAGGTCCTGTATTAGGTCCTGCTGCTGAGATTGCTTTAGGTGGTAATCCTTATTTGGCTATCGCTGGTGGTGTAGCTAATGCTGCTACCGGAGGATTTGGTGGTGGCGGAGGCGGTGGTGGCGGTGGTGGCGGAGGCGGTGGGACTCAACAACCTACAGCTCCAGTATATGGATCTACGGTACCAGGAGCTTCTGGTGCAGGAACAACTACACCTTATTATTCACCTACTTACAATTATGGCTCCAATGCATATACTGTAAATAATCAACCTTTTGATACATCTAAATATTTTATTCAAGGTAACAAAGGTACTTATAATGTGCTACCTCAATTATCTAGTTTATATGATCCGGCTACTCAACAAAGAGCTGGCGCTCCTAGTGCTAATATATACAACGATATCATAGGACAGTTTGCACAGAACCAAGATACGCTAGCTCAACAAAACTTCCAAAGAAATTTTGGATTACAATCTTTTGCTCCTAGCACAGTAACAACGTCTTTACCTGAAGATTACAATGTGCCTGACTATTTAAGATCAGATATTCAAAATGCATTAAGTGAATACTATCCTTCTGGATCTACACCCTCAGGTGTTGTGCCAGTTAATTATGCTGATTTTGGTTTTAGATCAGGTGATACATTACAAAAAATTGCAGAATATGCTAAACAACAAAACAATCCTTTCTTCATGCCATATGCACCAGAAGATGTAAGACCGGAACCTGAACCATACAGAGCGCCTACTGTTATGCCTGTGCCTTCTATGATGACACCTGATCTTACACCTGAACCTACTAGATATAGACCTTCTATAGATGCAAGAGGTCCAGCACCAAGAGATTTAGCACCTACATCAGTAACAACTGGAGGTAGTTTTAGACCTGTAGAAGTAGCAAGCCCTATGGCAACAACAGCTCCTTCAGAAACACCTGCTGGCGGATTTAAACCTGTTAATATTAGAACAGGTGGTTTAGCAACTTTAAGGAGATCAAGATGAGACCAAGTAGAGGTATGGGCGCTATAAAGAAAACAAAGATACCAAGTGCCACTGAGAATAAAATGCCTAAAGGGGTTGTTAAAAAACGTCGTGATAACACAGACTTTATTCAATACAAAGAAGGCGGCACAGTAAACAAAGCTGGTAATTATACTAAACCAAGTTTAAGAAAAAGAATCGTATCACAAGTAAAAGCTGCAGCAACACATGGTACAGGCGCTGGTCAATGGTCAGCTCGTAAAGCACAATTAGTTGCTAAGAAATATAAAGCTGCAGGTGGTGGATATAAGTGAGTGCATTAGCTAAATCTCAACGTTCACTTAAATCATGGGGTGAACAAAAGTGGAGAACTAAGTCTGGTAAGAAGTCTAGTGAGACAGGCGAAAGATATTTACCAGAAAAAGCAATTAAAGCTTTGAGCTCACAAGAATATGCTGCAACAACAAAAGCTAAAAGAGAAGGTAAAGCTAAAGGCAAACAGTTTGTAGCTCAACCTAAATCAATTAAACAAAAAGTAAAGCCATATAGAAGGATTAAATAATGGTAGATAGAACCACAGGAACCACTAGTTTTAATCTAGATTTGAATAATCTAGTTGAAGACGCATTTGAAAGATGCGGTAAAGAACTTCGTACAGGTTATGATTTAAGAACTGCACGACGTAGTTTAAACTTACTTACAATTGAGTGGGCTAATCGTGGTATTAATTTATGGACAATTGAACCAGGTCAGATTCAATTAAATCAAGGTCAGATTATGTATCCGTTGCCTGTAGATACAATTGATCTTCTTGATATGGTGACACGTACTGGCACAGGTCAGAACCAACAAGATATTAATATTAACCGTATTAGTGAATCAACGTATATCACTATACCAAATAAAAATGCTACTGGTCGTCCTATTCAAGTTTGGATTAATAGACAAAGCGGTCAAGAAAACCCAACAGATATTTTATTAAATGAAACTCTAACAGGTACAAATACAACAGCTGATGACACTATTACTTTATCTAGCACTGTAGGCTTAGCTCAATTTGGATTTATTAAAATTGGTGTTGAAACTATTCAGTATGGTGGTATCAGTGGTAATACAATTACAGGATGTATTCGTGCGGTAAACAATACAGTTATTGCTCCTCATGCAATAGGTGACAGAGTTTATGTACAAAACTTACCAACAGTAAATGTATGGCCAGCACCAGATCAAAGTAATTTTTATCAGTTTGTTTATTACAGACTAAGACGTATTCAAGATGCAGGTAATGGTCTAACTGTAGAAGATATTCCATTTAGATTTATTCCTTGCATGGTTGCAGGGTTAGCTGCTTATTTAGCTATGAAGTTACCTGAAGTAGATCCTAATAGAATTCAAATGTTAAGAGCAGATTATGAAGCAGCATTCCAATTAGCAGCAGACGAGGATAGAGAAAAAGCATCGGTTCGATTTGTGCCAAGGGAGATGTTCTATCATGGCTAAAAAAATACTACCGGCTTCAATAAGAACTTTTGTAGATACATTAGGTGGAGAACGTGCACCTATTACTGAAAAAGATTTTAGTCCTGAAGAATTGCAACAAGTACGCGATGCTATTAAAAATAGTCGTCAAAGACAAATGCCTCAAATAGAAAAGGCGCGAGATTTATTAAAAACGCAAACTGACCCAAGAGTACAGGCAGGATTAAAAAAAATGATGAAGGTAGATCAAACTGCTGGTTATCAAGATTATGGTAGCGGAGAACGCGGTAAACGGGTAGAAAATGATTTTAATTTAGGTTCTAGTGGCGCTATGAGAAATACATTAGGTAGGTTTAGCTATGAAAAAACACCTGATGGAAGATTAATTGCTAAAGATACTTATGACTTTAAAGATGATTTAGTTAAAGAAGCTGGCGTTCGACCTACTTCAGATTACGAAAAAATGGGCACATTAGGTAAGATAAGCACTCTCGCTGCAGATACAGTTATACCAGGGAGGGGTGGTATACCTACACTTCCTAGTAGAATTGGCAGTGCATTTATAGGTAAAAATGGAAGACCTGTGAATATTGATTTAGGAAAAGCTGATTTTAAAAAAGGTGGTAAAGTAAAAGCTAAATCTATGTCTAAACCTAAAACAACTAAAACATCTAAAGCGTCAAGTCGTGGGGATGGAATCGCTCAAAGAGGAAAGACTAAAGGCAGGATTATCTAATGCCAATTAAATATGCTAGTGGCAAGAACTCGATTGCACAGTGTGATAGATGTAATTTTAGATATCCACTAAAGCAATTAAAACGCTTAGTTATTAAGACAAAAAATGTTAATATACTGGTATGCCCAGAGTGTTGGGAACCGGATCAGCCACAATTATCACTAGGTCTATACCCAGTTAATGATCCGCAAGCAGTTAGAAATCCAAGACCTGATAGCCCAAGCTATATTCAGGCGGGTCTTAATGGACTACAAACACTAGCAGTAACTGGAACACCACAAACTGAAACAGGCGTACCTACATTAGGTAGTCGAATCATACAGTGGGGTTGGTATCCTGTAGGTGGATCAAGAGCAAACGATGCTGGATTAACGCCTAATGATCTAGTAGGTATAGGTAACGTAGGCACAGTAACAGTAACAACAACTTAAGGAGAAGTAACATGGCATACAAATCAGCAGCTGATGGTATTACCAAACAAGGTAAAACTAAAGGTAAAAATTTAGGTAATGATGGCGCTTCAGTAGGCATTCAAAAAGGTCCTAAACATGCAGGTTCTAAAGGTGGTAAAAAGAACATTGACATGAAAACTATGGGTCGTAATTTAGCTAAAGTTGCAGCACAGAAAAAAGGATAATAATCATGGCAGAATATAAACAACCAGTAATTGTACCCAATGCGGACATTCATTATAGTGAAGATCCTAACAAGTTAAAAGCACAGCAAGTTGGTAAAGGTACAGGCACACCTCGCGTAAGTATGGGTGATCCTACTCGTGCTGCTAAGACTGATGGTATTACTATTCGTGGTTGCGGTGCAGCTACTAAAGGCATCAAAGCTCGTGGTCCGATGGCATAATGAACTATACGCAGTTAGTTAACGAAATACAAAGTTATACTGAGAATCAGTTTCAAACAGCTGATATCAATACTTTTATTCAACAAGCCGAACAACGTATTTACAATTCGGTACAACTTCCTGCGCTTCGAAAAAATGTAACGGGCGGTATGACATCAGGTAACAAATATTTAGCAATGCCTAGTGATTGGCTTGCTACATTTAGTTTGGCAGTAATTAATGCCGATAATGAATACTTGTATCTTTTAAATAAAGATGTGAACTTTATTAGACAATCGTTTCCAGATACAGATTCTGATTTTTATGGTGTACCACAATACTATGCGGTGTTTGATCAAAATACATTTATATTAGGTCCAACACCCGATGCTAATTATAATGCGGAGCTTCATTATTTCTATTACCCAGAGTCAATTGTGACTGCAGGTACTACATGGTTAGGTAATAACTTTAGTTCTACTTTATTATATGGATCATTATTAGAAGCTTACACCTACATGAAGGGTGAACAAGACGTTATTAATCAATATCAAAAACGATATGACGAAGCAATGATTCTATTGAAACAACTTTCTGACGGAAAAGACAGGCAAGACGCCTATAGATCAGGACAAGTAAGGTACCCAGTTCAATGATTTTAGGACAAGGACAGACCACAACGTTTAAACTAAACTTACTTCAAGGTTTAGTAAATTTTAACACAGGGTCACCATATACATATAAAATAGCTTTGTATAATGCACTATCTACTATTAATAGTGAAACAACTGCATATACAACAGATAACGAAATTACAGGTACTGGCTATACAGCTGGGGGTAGAGTTTTAACTCCTACTATAGGTAGTGATCCTAGTAATAACACGGCTTATGTTACTTTTGCTAATGTAACTTGGAGCCCTGCAAACTTTACCGCTGCTGGCGCTTTGATATATAATAGCACTACAAATGCATCGGTCGCAGTACTAAATTTTGGTGGAGAGAAAACAGCCACTACAACGTTTACAATAGAATTTCCTGCAGCAACTTCAACCACTGCTGTATTAAGAATAAACTAAAGGAGTAATTATGAGCAATATAGACAAATTTGGAATGGGCGACTCAGTTGATGCGTCTGTGACAAGAAATGCTGGATCAGGCGAAGAGTTTGGTCTAAACGGCGTCTATACCTTTACATGCTATGATAAAGACGGCAATGTTAAATGGGTAGATGGCTTTGAAAATTTAACAACAAACGTAGGTCGTCAAAACTTACTAGATTCATATTTTGCTAACACAGGTGGTGGCGCAGTTGTTATGGGTCTTATGACTAATAATGCTGTACCAGCTTCTATCCCAGCGTACACAGACACACAAGGTTCTCACGCAGGTTGGTTTGAAGCAGGCGCTGCTAATGCACCTACATATTCTGGCAACAGAAAAACACCAACATTCAGTACAGCAACAAATGCTAACCCATCAGTTCTTTCTACAAGTTCTGCGGTAGTATTTTCAATGACTGGTTCAGGTACTGTAACAGGTGCTTTTATTAATATTGGTGGATCAGCAACAATCGATAATACAACAGGTGTTTTATTTAGTGCTGGTAATTTTACTGCTGGATCTAAAACTGTAACATCAGGCGATACAATTAACGTAACATACACTTTATCAGCTTCGGGCTAAGGAGTCCTAAATGGCTCTAGTAGTCTATGATCGTGTTCAGGAAACGACGACTACATCAGGTACAGGTTCTGTAACCCTACTTGGTGCAGTCAGCGGATTCCAATCGTTTGCTGTTGTTGGGAATGGCAATACTACCTATTACACTATTACGGATGGTGCTGCATGGGAAGTAGGTATTGGTACATATTCAACTTCAGGTCCTACATTAGCACGTACTACAATATTATCTAATTCAAACGGTAATACAACACCTATTACTCTATCAGGTGGACTAGCTCAAGTCTTTGTTACCTATACCGCTGAAAAATCAGTCAATCTAGATGCTTCTGATAATGTTACTCCTTTAGGTACTATATCATCTGGAACTTGGCAAGGAACTACGGTTGGTGTTTCTTACGGCGGTACAGGAGTTACAGCTTCTTCTGGTGCTAATAGTGTTGTCTTACGTGATGCTAATCAAAACACGAGTCTAAATAATATATTTAGAAATACAACGTCTACTGTGTCAGCAGCTGGCACAACAGTGCTTACTGCAGCTTCATCATTTACACAAGTATTAACAGGTATCACAACACAAACATATCAATTACCCGATGCTACAACATTAGCTAATGGTGCAAGTTTTCAGTTTAATAACAATTCAACAGGTAATTTATTTGTTGTAAATAATGGATCAGGTGCAGTTGCTACTGTACCAGCTGGTGGCGCTACTCAACTATTCTTAACTTCTACAAGTACACCTAATGGTACTTGGGATGTTCATGGATTTATACCTGAAAATATATTATGGGGTACAAACTCTTTATATTTAAATAACGATATTATTACAGGTGGTACTTGGCAAGGTGGCACAATAGGTACTCCTTATGGTGGTACAGGACTTACAAGCTTTACTTCTGGCGGTGCTTTATATGCAACATCAACATCATCATTAACAAGCGGTACATTACCAGCAACAGCTGGTGGTACAGCACAAAGTACTTACACAACAGGTGATGTGATCTATGCCTCCGCTACAAACACTTTAGCTAAATTACCTATTGGAACAACAGGACAAGTATTAACTGTATCTGGTGGTATTCCTTCATGGGGTACATTATCAAGTGCAGCTGTTACATCATTCCAAACATCATTAAGTGGATTAACACCAAGCACTGCTACATCAGGTGCTGTAACATTAGCAGGTACTTTAGGTCCTTCTAGTGGAGGTACAGGTCAAACATCTTATACAGATGGTGAATTGCTCATTGGTAATACAACTGGTAATACATTAACTAAATCTACATTAACTGCCGGTACAGGCATTAGTATTACAAATGGTAGTGGATCTATTACAGTGGCATCAACTGTAACTTCTGGTATTACAATTACCAACGACACCACAACAAATGCTACTAGATTTATCATGTTTGATGATGCTTCAAGTGGCTCAGTAACCGGAGTAAATGTATCAAGTACTAAACTTACCTTTAACCCTTCAGTAGGTACATTTACAACACCTAATGTAGAAGCTTCAAATGGTATGTTGGTACACAGTAAAACAGTAAATACAAGTTATGCTATACCTGCTGGATACAATGCGATTGCTGCGGGCCCTATAACAGTTGGTAGTACTGCAACCGTAACAATTCCTAGTGGATCTAGGTGGGTAGTGTTATAACATGTTTGGGCTATCAACCTTTGCCCAAGCTCCGTTTGCATCACTTGGTGGAACAAAGTACGATGTAACTACAGACGAAAGCCTAAGTTTAAGCGATACATATAGTGTATTAGCTGGGTTTGTAGGGGCAGTTAATGATACTGTAGCAATAACAGATGATGTACCAACTCAGTTTAATTATTTTTTAACTAGTGCAGAAGCGTTTAATTTAGTTGCTGACTTTACAGGTAATTTAGATTCAAGTGCTGCTAATGATGAATCTATAGCATTTACTACGGAAGAATTAGGTGCATGGAATACATCAGCTTCGTTAGCTGAAACATTTAGTTTAAGTGAAGCAGTATCTACTCAAGTTAGTTTTGAAGGTGAAACTGATGAAGCTTCTACTTTAAATACTACTGAAAATGCTAATGCTAATTTTGTAGGATTAGACGAAGAGGCTGTAACTTTAACTACAACTGAAGCAGCTCAAGCTGACTTTGTAGGATTAGATGAAGAAGCAATTACATTTACAGATACAGAAGCTGCTCAAGCTGACTTTGTAGGCGCTGTTGATGAAAGTACAACGTTATTAGATGAAGAGATTGGTAATGCTGATTTCTATGATGTAGTTAGTGACACAGTTACTTTCTCAGACGAATATATTGGTACCTTTGCAATTTTTGTAGATGTTGATGAATCAATAACATTTACTGATGCTTATGGGGTTATTAAAGGCATTAATGTAACAGTAGTAGATTCTACTGGGTTTACAGATACATACGTAGTTGTAGCTAACTTTAATCCAACAGTAACTGAAGCTATATCACTTATGGATATGGCATGTGCTACAGGTTGGTTTGCAATAAATGATTCACAAACAGCTAATTGGGTTGATATTAATGATGCTCAAACACCAAATTGGGGATCAATACCTACTACTGTACCATGCAGTTAAGGTATAATACGGATAAATAAAAAGGACGATTTATGGCAAGTACCTATTCAGAACTAAAAATAGAACTTATCGGGACTGGTGAGCAATCAGGTACCTGGGGTATTACTACGAATACCAATTTAGGTACAGCGTTGGGCGAGGCTATTACTGGGTCTGCTGACGTTGCCTTTTCAAGTGCTGATGTCACTATAACCTTAACTAATACTAATACATCACAAACAGCTCGTAATTTAAGACTTAATTTAACAGGTACTTCTGGTGGTGCTCGTAACTTAATTTTAGGTTCTGGCTGTCAGATTGAAAAACTATATTTAGTTAATAATGGCTTAGCAGACGCAGTGACTGTTAAAAACACTACAGGTTCTGGTATTGCCGTTCCTGCTGGTAAAACTATGTTTGTATATAATAATGGTACAGACGTAGTTGATGCGTTAAGTTATTTTGCAGGATCAGCAGCTATTTCAGGTGGTTCCATAAACGGAACAACGATTGGTAATTCAAGTCCATCAACAGGTGCTTTTACTACCTTAAGTGCTAGTTCTACAGTATCAGGCACAGGGTTTTCAACCTATTTAGCATCACCGCCAGCGATTGGTGGAACATTAGCTAATGCCGGTTCATTTACTACTTTAAGTGCTACAGGTAATTTAACGGTAGATGGAAACACTACCTTAGGTAATGCATCTGGTGATACAATAACGGCTAATGCAGGTACTATGAATATACCTAATAATTTGGTATTTAATGGTACAGGTTCTATTAGCGTACCTAATGGTACAACAGGTGAAAGACCTACGCCCACTGCAGGTATGATACGTTATAATAGTTCTACTGATAGTTTTGAAGGCTATACAACGGTAGGATGGGGTGCTATTGGTGGAGGAGCTTCAGCGGAAGGAGCGATTTATCAAAATATAAATTTTATAGCGAGCAATTTTACATTCTCACCTAATAGTAATGGTATGAGTGTAGGACCCATAACAATTAATGCAGGCGTTACAGTTACAGTCCCAGATGGCCAACGCTGGGTAATACTATAGGAGATTTAAATGTCACAAATTATTTTAGATTCAGCAAATGACTTAATACAAGGCGACTTTGACAACGCGACCTTGACACAAAGAACTCGATTACAAACAAGTACAGTCAATGCGACAACAGGTGTTTATATCATACCTAATGGAACAGCTAATGCTGCGTCGGTTCAAATATCTAACAACTCTAATGTAACAAATGCATCTAAAGTAGTTGTGGCAACTAACGGTTCAACCGATACACAAATCATATCAGGTGCTAACGGCTCTGGTACATACTTACCCTTAAGCTTTTATACAAATAACGACATCCGTTTCCAAATGGGGAATAATGGTGAGCTTAATGTAAGAACAGCACCAGGCACAGTATCTTCAGGTACATCAGGTCAAGTATTGACATCAGGTGGACCAGGTGCGGGTGTGAGTTGGGCTACGGCAGCTAGTGGTCAATTCCAAACTCAATTATTTACAGCTCCAGGTACTTGGACAAAACCTGCATCATGCACTCAAGTAAGAGTAATTGTGGTGGGCGGTGGTGGCGGTGGTGGCGGCGGTAGTGAAGGAAGTATTTTTGGAGGGCTTGGTGGTTTTGCTATAGCTACTGTGCCAGTATCTGCGCCTGTAGCTATTACAGTGGGCGCTGGAGGTGCAGCAGGTCCTTCTACTACAGGTGCAACTGGCGGAACTTCATCATTTGGACCTGCGGTAAGTGCAACAGGTGGTGCTGGATCAACACCCACTAATAATGGAGTTTTTGGAGCTGGCACAACTTCAGTAGGAACTGAATTAAGAAAAAATAATGGAGATTTAACTAACAGTTATAATACTGGTCCCCTTGCCTCTCTTAACCATTCTGTATTAGCTTTTGGATCAGTAAGAGATATAGGGCCTGGAAGAAACGCTGCTATAGCATATTCATCTTCAATAGCAGAATGTGCTGGTGCAGGTGGTGGTGGTAGCCCCACTGCAGGAAATAGAGCTGGTGGTGTAGGTGGTGCTGTTTTAGTCGAATTTGTAGGATAATTAAAATAAATTAATTAAGGAAATAAATTATGAGTTCAGTAGTCATATCAGGAGACATATCAGGATCGGTAACCTTAGATGCCCCATCAGTAGCGGGTACGACGGTGTTAACGTTGCCAGCAACATCGGGCACAGTTGTCACAGGTCCAGGCGGAGTTACTCAAGTTGCATCTGGTGGTACAGGACAAACTACAGCAAGTGCAGCATTCAACGCACTATCAC